TATGCCCAATCCTGAGCCGATTTTGTCCGGTATGAAATACACGCAGTCGCAACAGCGCACCCTTGGCTTTATGTCGTGGCGCATGCTGCCCACCGCATCTGCAGCACTGACTGCATCGCCGCACAGAACCCTTCCAATGGATACCGCATTATTGCGGGAGGTTGGGGTTTGATTCTGTAGACTCTGCTACTGTGGGTTTTTTTTATTTTTAGGACGCGCCGGCGGTGGTCGATAACCTGATCTCGCGACAATCCCAACTGCCTGCCTATTTCAGCGTCAGGGAATCTATGGCAATGCTCAGAGATGTATTGACTCATTGCGCCGGTGATTTTAGTTGCCGATCTGCTCATGACAGCCACCCCCATAGTCATCACCCAAACACCAACATCGCAGCATCCCTTGAGTGCTCATTCGTGCGCCCTTGCCAGCCTGTAATGCGCTTGAACTGATCTGCTGTCAGCTTTGTGCGGTTGGCTTTGGGCGCTATCCGAGCGTGCGGAATGTTGTGATGCTCCAAGAACTCCTGCCACCGTGCGCAGTCGCGCTTAATACTGCCTGCCCCTTGTAATGCCTCTCGCCCTTTAGACCCGAACCATTGCCGCATCCTTGCATCCTCGAAGCGCACAAACAGCTTTCCGCCGTTGTCTATCATGGTTTGCAGTACCAGCTCCTCAGCATTCACCGCAGCCATACACCCAACGCTAACCAGCTTGCCGCCATCAGCTACCGCCACGCCGGTGTTAACGCCTGGATCAATACCGATCACTACCTTCATGCGCCTACCCATGCCAGTATTGCTGTGATGATTAACACAGCCAGCGCCACGGTGAACGCATAAGCAGCCGTCTCGTGACTGCCAACAAAATCATCGTCATCAGGCAGCATGGCTCTCTCCTTTCAGCAATTGCAGACATTCGCCAAGAAGTTGTTCCTGTTGCCCGTACATTCGTTCAAACTCGGCTTTATCAGGATGCACAGCTACCAGACCAACAGCGCCCGTACCTTTTTGATGATGACCAGCGCACAGCGGCAGTACCTTTTGATGCGCCCCAGGCTTTGTTCTGCCGTCAATATGGTGGATACTAACCCACGTGTTTAGTCTGCCATCTTTTCGGCATGCGATACAACCCAACTGGCACAACTGATCCCACAGCATCTTGTCAGCTTTGGACGGATTGCGCCCTTTCATGCCACAAACCTCGCCATTTCGGTTATTTCGTCTAGGGCTTTTTCAGCCTCGGCTTTTGTATCATACCAATCGCTGACGATAAACACACCGTCCATCACGCAGTAAACATGGACAATCTCTGTATCCGTCCAATGCGTTGCTCGGCTTGCTATCCAGAGATTCATGCAGCGCCTCTCAGTTCAAGATATTCCCCGTACATCGGCAACGTGCAGCCTATGTGCGCCGCGAACTCTGCAACGCTATTCATGTGCGCTGTCATCTCGCCCTTGTCGTAGCGTGAGTACGATTTTAGCGCAGGCATAGGCTCGCCCGTCAGCAAATCTTTCGACTCGATACGGATACCATACTTGCGCTTCAAGTAGGTTTTCACCGTTTCCTCGTCGTAGTTGTTCCCTGCTGTTTTGTTCATGTGCATGGTTATATGACGAATCCAAACATGGATCAAAGCATTTTGCCCAAGCGATCTTTTCTCGCCAACCGACCACTTAATCAGCAGCGGCTTTTCAAAATCCCACAGCTCGACAACATGCGCCACAAACGCATCAAATTGCGACCGATCGCGACAAGGCCAGTGCTGCTCGCTCATACATTCCACCCAATCATATAACCTAATCCAACTGCGTGCCACCAGCACAACATTTTTTTGTTAGAGTGTGTGCATGCCTGTCAAGAACAGACCTTATTACCGCATCCAATTCACACATTGTTGCACCTTCTGGTTTGTCAATTGCCGATTTTATTGCATCCTCTAACTCACATTGAATGTCGCCTAACTCGTCGGTCAAGCGCGACTCGCCAAACGCGGCTTCGGTTGTTTTTTCAGTGTTCATAATTCAGTTCCTCCGGTTTTTTCTTGGCTCGCGGCTTACCTTTCTGTTAGTCATTGCGCGGACATCCAGCCGCAATATAATAATCAACTGCACGCTGGAACCACGCGCTCAGCGTTCGCTTTTCAAGCCGCGCAGCAAAAGATTTATCGGGTGGTGGCAACTTATCCATCTGATCGTGCCGCAATGTCACCGCTACAATCGGGTTTTTCTTTTTTGTTTCGATCATTTTATGCCTTTAACCTTGGTTATATGTCCAATTGTAGACTATAACAAAAGGCTAATCATCGTGCAATGGGTAATTAAGCGCAGCAAAATATACGTTGCATCTGCCTTTAGATTCCGTATAATCCCAGCAAGCCGAAAGGCTGTTCTGGCTGGGCTATCGGATTGATCCCCGATAGTGACTACCCTTGGTCTGCCAGCCGGAGCATTATTATTCAAGGGGTACGAGGGTTTATTATGCGTTCATACCAGCACCACATTGGCGACTTCAACAACGCCACAAGACACCTTAATCGATTGGAGCGGTCACTTTACCGAGACCTGATCGAACTCTACTACGACACCGAGCAACAGCTTCCAGATGACTTGCAGTGGATATGCCGCCGCATTGTTGCCAACGAATGCTCAACGGACGTTGAACAGCTTCTCAACGAGTTTTTTACAAAAACACCAAAGGGCTGGTATCACGACCGCTGCGAACACGAAATTGAGAAGTACCATAGCCTTACAAGTCAAAAAGCTATCGCTGGTAAGGCTTCTGCCGCCAAAAGAGCTGAAAAACGTCAACAGGCGCTCAACGGCTGTTCAACGCCCGTTACTAACCATGAACCAAGAACCAAGAACCAAGAACCAATAAACAACAACACCTCCGCGCGTGAGGCATTCGTCATGTCACTGGACTGGCTTCCAAATATGCCTAATCACGATCTTGAATCACTCTGCCAGTTACGCGGTATAACCGCTGTAGACCCACTTGATCCTGCACTACTCGATGAGTTCAGGCGGTATTGGTCTGCGCGTGGCGATCCTAAGACCGAAGCTCAGTGGTTAAACCAGTGGATTAAGAATCTATCCCGTCAGCAGACATTTTTGGCGATGGACGGGGCGAAGCTCAAAATAGCAATCGAAAAACAAGGGGCGCGAAATGCAAGCAGAATTGACCCATGCCAACAGGCAGCAACGGAATACCTGCGATCACAGGGATTTGGTCGAGAAGATTTTTTCAAAACTGACGGCAGTGATGGGGCGCAAGTTTACGAGCAACTGGGCAACGCCTGAAATGTTGCTTGCGGCAAAATCAGCTTGGGCGCAGGCATTGGCTGAGGAAAATATCACGCTAGAACAGGCAAGGCTGGCAACTGATCGAGCCTGTAAATCTGGTGGCTGGGCACCTGACCTTGGCGCATTCCTACAACTGTGCAAGCCAACACCTGAGAGCTTAGGCATCCCATCATGCCACTGTGCCTATCGAGCAGCTTGCAAGGCTGTAAACGAAAATGGTGAGCGAGATTGGTTGCATCCTGCGGTTTATCACACAGCGAAAGTCGTCGGGGTTTATGAGCTGAAAACTTTTGCAGAAAAAATATCCCGCCCAATTTTCGAGCGCGAATATCAAAAAACAGTCGATAGGATTATCAGAGGAGAAGAAATTGATCCTATACCGCAATCATTACCGCCACCACCACCACCACTAAAACACTTTGACAAAGAAACAGCACAAAAAAACATCCAAAAACTAAAGGAGATTTTATCATGAGAGCAGGCGACAAGGTTTTATACAACGGCGAGGAATCGGTGATTATTGTCGAATATAACGATGATTATGTTTATATAAATACCGTCATCGATTCTATGGTCAGCAAAAGCGATCTGATTTTGTTGGAGTCTGAAAGCGTTTCTTGCAGCTAAGTCAATACGACAAATATCGTAGAAAATAAATCACAAATATGCGAGCGTTTGTTATATATTGATCTAATCAACACAGCGTAGCGCGGCATTGAAGCGCTAGTTATACGGCAATACTTGGAGAGAGTTATGAGTAATAGCATTGAATTAAGCGGGAAAGTAATTGAAGTTGGGAATCTTGAAAACACCGATGGAGCTGTTGGTGTGTTATTGGAAACGGATACCGGCAAGCACGTTGCTGTGATAGGGATTCTGCCTGAACAGCTTAGAGAACTCGATGTTAGTTTTTATGGCAGGCGAGTGAATGTAACTGTGGAGCTTGCCGTATAACCGCCGAATTAACCGGCGTTGAAAACGTCCGGTTGAAGGAATAGTTATACGGCATTTTTCCTACGGAGGACTTATGACAGAAGAAGAATGGCAGGACGAGGTAAGAAGGCGCGATGAAATTATTGATGCCAACAAAGGCATTGAACTTGATTTTCTTTATGCCGATGCAAAGTTGCAGGCGATTAAGTGCATTATCGAAAGTTCGGCAAGCGAAAGAGAAAAACTGAAAATGGCTAGAGCGTTGATTATTTACGCATGACGCATAACTACAATTAGACACCAAATGTCGTATAACTTCGGAGAATTAAATGTTACTCAACACAACAGACGGCGTAAAAATTCAGGGCGAACTTATGGGTAGTACTCTTGGCGTTTCATTCCGCGATGCCGATGGGGTGAAACGAATAGAGCTGACGATTGAAGAAGCGCTAGACCTTTGCAACGCGCTGCAAAAGAAAATCTGCACGGCGCTGTATGCGAAGGCAGATGGCGTATAACTATATAGCCATCAGAAATGAAATCTAACACAGAGGGAATGCCATGAAAACAAAAACACAAAATGCTGCAATCATCGCTTACATGAAAAAACACAAAGGCATCACAACGCTACAAGCAGTAGATATTGGTGTGTTGTCTTTGTCCCGTAGGATTTGCGAATTGACAGAGCGCGGATACGTTATCAGCAAGACGTGGATAACTCTGAAAGATACTAGATGGGGTTCAACAAAGATTATCAAATATCGACTTGTTAAATCATCTCAAGGGCGAGGGTGCAGGACGCGATAAGCGTGTGCGGAGCCGCCAGTCCCTACCGCTCAACTGGCACTAATTCGAGATAGTAAATTGGAGTAGTAAAATGGCAGCAAAGAAAAGAAATGACAAAGAAAAAAACGGTTTTTTTGACGGGAACCTATTTCACGAGCATAAAGTGTTTTCAATCGGCGGCATGCTAATCACTGCTCCTGCGGCGATTAAATATAACCGCATTAACCAAACACAAATGCAGTCTCAGCGCGATTTGCGGCACGGTGAGCAACTGTACGCACTGCCAGGAGGAGGTCGGATAACTGAGAGTGGAGTAATACTATGAGTCTCGAACTAACACAAAAAACAAAAAGCATAAAAAGAATTGTGTTAGACATTATGGAAGCCGTGTGCAGGATCGAAGAAAGCGGAATTGATTGCGCATTCGATGTTGAGTGGCTAGACGTTGACACAGCGAGAGTCACTGTATCAGTGCAGTGTGATGATCTGATGATATGTGATGCTAGTCTCACAGGATCGCCGGATCGCCCTGAATTGCTTATAGACCTGTGCGCTTATCTTAACAGGCTGGCTTTGTCAACTACTGTATAGACATACATGCGACAAATATCGTAGAAAATAATGCTTGCACGGTCTTATAGTTCTAGTAATATAACCACATCAGCTAGACGGGCTGACACACACAGGAGAAACACAATGAAAGCACACTTTGAAAAAGAAACCGGCAAATGGGTAATCACTCACGGCTCAAAATGGGGTCGAATTGAGACAGTCGGCAAGACATTCGCTGACGCGCTGGCTACTTACTGCCGAATCATGGATTCTAAAATCGCTAAGAAAGCGGGAGTGAAGCCATGAGCGCGATCACTAGAGAGATTGTCTTTAAGGACATGGACGAAAATCACGGCGCGATAGTGAAAGGTAACTCAATTGAGTTGATTATCAACTACAAAAGCTCAGGAACCATAGACATACAAGACGCAGAGCTGTTGATTAACCTGCTGCGCGAAGCGATCAACGAAATCGTGGGTGCAGCGCAATGATCGCAGCCGAAGTCATTTTGCGCGAACACGGGGAAATCCCCGTTTTCGCAGAAAGCTGTGATGATGGTTTGTTGCGCGATGGCTTTTGTGTCCGGCTTTTCTCTCTGAAAGCCAAGCGCAGGCTGCACAAAATCGAGAAGCTCATTGACGATGACTGCTATTACAGAATCCGAAACGAGCTTATAGAAGCAAATACTGATGATGATTTTGAGGCTGATTTTATTCAGCGCCGAGAACAAAAATACTGGTGAGGTAAAAGACATGAACAATGCAGTGGCAACAATAACCAACGAAATAAACGCAATGCGTGGAAGTTTTAATGCTGTGATGGCAGAAAGGCACATGAACTTCGAGCGCGAGGCGGGATTTGCGATTCAAGCCATTACTGCGAACGATTACATTATGAAGGTTGCGCTTGGCAATCCACAGTCAGTGCGCGATGCAGTAACAAACATTGCATCCATAGGCATCAGCTTAAATCCAGCAAAAAAACAAGCGTATCTTGTGCCGCGCAAAAATAAAATATGCCTCGACATTAGCTACATGGGCTTGATTGACTTAGCAACAGACACCGGCTCTATCAAATGGGCGCAAGCTAATCTGGTTTATCAAGGAGACACATTTGCAAGCAATGGGCTGGATAAAGCTCCACTGCACACATTCGACCCGTTCAGCAAAAACCGTGGAGACATTGTAGGAGTGTATGTTGTTGTGAAAACAGCAGACGGCGAATACCTGACCGAAACAATGACCATTGAGGAGTGCTTTGCAATCCGCGACAGGTCTGAGGCATGGACAAAAAATGAGAGCGGACCGTGGAAAACAGATCAAGGGGAAATGATTAAAAAAACTGTAGTAAAACGCGCATACAAATACTGGCCTAAAACGGAAAGGCTGGAAAACGCAATCCACTATTTGAATACGGACGGCGGCGAAGGGATTGTTTTCAACCAAGAACCTGAAAATTCATGCCCTGCTGACGTATTAAATGGCTATGTATCCAAAGCAAAATCAGCACAAACCTCTGCTGAGTTAACAGCAGTATGGCAAGAAGGTTTAGCAAAAATCAAAGCCACGAATGACATAAAAGCCTACAACGAATTCAAAGCGGTTGTTGCTATCCGTGGTGAGTATTTGAAGGACATGGAAAACAATCCGCCAGTTGACTCCGAGTTCTCGGAGGTTGCGACATGAGATTCCAGACATGTCAACACGCGCAAAATACGCCTGGGTGGTTACAGGATCGTGCAGGAAAAGCAACTGGATCACGCGCTGCGGATATAACTTATTTTTTGAAAGATGGTAAGGAGTCAGCAGCAAGACGCGACTACCGGATAGAACTAGCTCTCGAAAGGCTGACTGGGCAAGCGGCTGAACATGACTTTGTTACAAGAGACATGCAACGAGGCATAGAACAAGAGCCTTATGCGCGTATGGCCTTCGAGAATATGACTGGGCTATTTGTGTCGGAGTCCGGCTTTGTTTTTCTGGAAGACATTATGGCTGGCTGTAGCGTCGACGGGTTCATTAGAGACAGAAAAAGGTTTGGCATATGGGAATCAAAATCTCCAAAGTCTTTCACGCATATCAACTACATAAAAGCAGGTGTATTGCCCAGCGAATACAGGGCGCAGGTTATTCACAACATGTGGATAACTGGAGCAGAGTTTTGTGACTTCTTTTCATACGACAGCAGAATGCCAGAGCCATTGCAATGCTTTCATGTTCGCATCGAAAGAGATCAAAAAGAAATAGACCAGCACGAGAAATCAGTTGTTACGTTTCTTGAAGAAGTAGAAAAAGAGTGCGTAGATATTTTGGCGCTGCAAGAAAAGGTAATGCAATCAAGAATGGTGGCGGCATAACATCCTCGGTAAGGCCGCGCGAAGCGTCGAGCCTTCACCGAGTAGTTGGGTTTCAAGGGGATTGATTGTGCTGGTAGAAGTTGATCTGCAAGGCATTACCGGAGAGGGGGTTCTTACCCCTAGATTCACTGTTGAGATCACAGGAGAAATGCTTATGAAAATCGGACGCCTGATTGCAATTCAGAAAGGATTGGTTCCTGGTGAAGCCTGCGATGTTATGCCGGTTGCGGTGAAGTTTGTTCATGGTGAAACCTAACTAATCTTATGCCCCAAAACTGACGCATAACTCCGAGATCAGCATGTTTTACGACACAGCACTGGCCTTGTCGTACTCGCGCCACTGTATGAATTACCAGTAAAAAAACTTGAAATAAATGCTTGCAGGTAACGCGTTACCGTGTATAATGACCACATCAACCACGGAGATGCAGACATGAAAATTTACAACGGCTGGGTACTGAACATTGATGGCATAGAAGCTACCGTTGCTGGCAGCGTAAAGATTCGCGGCACACAACTTTACTATCTGGCTACGAAACAAGGCAATCGCAGCATTCGGAGGGATGAGTTGCTGGCAGGAATGAACAATGGGTCAATAAAATATGTTGCGAGCGTAGTGGCATGAGTATGAAAGTGACTGTCGATGTTGATTGCCTTTCTGGTGAAGGCGTTAAAGTTGCCACGCATAGCGTTCATATTGATACCGCAATGCTGCTAAAACTTGGCAGATTTATTGTTTTGCAGCGCGGCTTGTTGCCAGACTGCGCTATGGATGCGTTTCCGGTTTGTGTAAGGATTGAGGATGAAACCTAAAGCAGAGATCATGGCTCGACTTCGCAAGGAGCGCAAGGATAAAGGGCTTGTAGAGCTGCGATTATGGCTCACACCAGAGCAGAAAGAGCGAGTTTTGAAGTACGTGGCGCGGCTGAAGCGTGACGTATAACGCAGAGTTCAGCGGTAGCCCGTAAGGGCTATCCAACGTAGCGCAGCGAAGTGGGCTGCAACGACTTGTTAAATGGGGTGGTACGAAATTGAAAGTATTGATTGCTTGCGAATACTCAGGGCGTGTGCGTGATGCGTTTGCTAAATTAGGACATGATGCAATGAGTTGTGATTTATTGCCGAGCGATGCGCCAGGTAAGCACTACCAAGGGGACGTAAGAGATATTTTAAACGATGGCTGGGATTTAATGATAGCTCATCCTCCTTGTACATATTTAACTAATAGCGGGGTTTGTTGGTTGCATAAAGACCCGACAAGATGGCAAAGCCTTGAGGAAGGCGCGGCATTTTTCAAAATGCTGTTAGATGCGCCAATTCCAAAGATTGCGATAGAGAACCCGATTATGCACAAATACGCAAAAGACAGAATTGGTAATGTAAAACAAAGCCAGGTTATACAGCCTTGGATGTTTGGACACATGGAGCAGAAGGCGACTTGTTTGTGGTTAAAAGGTTTGCCGCTTTTACAAGAAACAGAGAACGTAAAAGAGGCGATGATGCTTTTGCCAAAACGTGAAAGGGAAAGATTGCACTATTTGCCGCCAAGTGTGGATAGATGGAAATTGCGCTCAACAACGTACCAAGGCATAGCCAATGCGATAGCTACGCAGTGGGGGAATTGCTAGAACCATTTAACCCCAAGCTAACAGGTGAGCGAAATGAGTGAAACGAATGAAGCGAGTCCAGCCGCGAATGCGGCGATGTTGAGCGACTTGTTAGGTGCTAACCGTTTGCATGGGCAACCTTCGATGGGGAAGGTGGATACGACCTGCGCCTATACGAATGCAATGAGCAATATAGGGAAGAGTACATTGCTCTCAACGGTGAGAAGTACAAAGACTGGGTGATGCCTTTGTACCGAAAAAGCACCTAACATTGCGGTAAGCGGCTGCAAGTCCGCTTGACCGCGTAGTTATACGTAACGCCACTACTGTATGAATTAACAGTGAAAATAATTGCATGAAGTAGTTGCAAGTAACCGGTTACTGTATATAATGACTACATCAACCACGGAGATGCAAACATGAAAACATTTATCGGTATTCCAACTCAAATGACATACGAGAAAGCAAAGAAGGCTGCAAACAGCAAAAATGCAAACATTGTATTCTCTGGAGACGCTGGAAATGGATGCAGGTTTGAGGTTTATTTTTGCGACCAGCGCGGCAGACAGATTTGGACAACAGTTACATCAAGCGGAGTTAGAGTTATATGAATAGGGATGTTTGTGAGCATTTTAACCCGGTTGGTCTGTGCGATAAGTGCAGGCCACTGAATCTATGCCAACGACATCTAATGCACTACAGTGGCATCATGTGCGCAAGATGCGAAGATGAAAACAAGGAAGCAAAAAAGATAATGATGAGGCGCATGAGATTAGAAAAGAGACGCGAAGGGTTAAAGCGCTGCGAGTTTTGGTTGACGCCAGAACAGAAAGAACGCGTCTTGAAGTACGTTGCGAGGTTTAAGCGTGACGTATAACTATAGCAATAAGAGGCGATGCCCCACGCTGATATTGAAAGTTTAGAGTATGTCAAAAACATCAAAAAGTAAACAGTGGGCGGCTGGGGCAGCGTCCGCTTGATTGCTGAGTTAGATTGCATCGAGGATTTTATGGTTAATTTAATGCTTGGCGATTGCTTAGAGCGCATGAAAGAGATACCTGATGCTAGTGTTGATTTAACTGTTACATCACCACCTTACGACAATTTACGGACTTACAATAATTCTTTAGATTGGGGAGATCACGTTTGGAAGCCTGTTTTACAAGAACTGTTTAGAGTGACTAAAAAAGGAGGTGTAGTGGTGTGGGTTGTTGGCGATTCAACAATCAAAGGAAGCGAGACAGGCACAAGTTTTAGGCAGGCATTGTATGCGAAAGAAATAGGCTTTAATTTGCACGATACAATGATTTGGAATAAGGGATGTTTCTCTGCTGTTGGTGCTTTACAAAGTAGATATGCTCCAGTATTTGAATATATGTTTGTGTTTTCAAAGGGTTATCCAAAATCTTTTAATCCAATTAAGGATAGAAAAACAATACACGGTGGCAAAAAAGCAAGTGGAACAATCAGACAAAAAGATGGCACAACTAAACCAATGTCAAAAGTAATGACTATAAACGAATACGGACAAAGATTTAATATATGGGAGCAATCACCACAAAGACAAAGCGGAGGACACCCAGCACCTTTTCCTGAAAAATTAGCAGAAGACCACATTCTATCTTGGAGCAACGAAGGAGATGTTGTGTTGGATAGTTTCATGGGCTCGGGTACGACAGGTGTAGCTTGTAAAAATCTTAATCGTAAGTTTATCGGTATAGAAAAAGACGAAACTTATTTTAAGATTGCACAAGATAGAATTGCTGCAATCTAACTACAATTAGACCCCAAAACTGACGCATAACTCCGAGGAAGGCGTGGAAAACGACATGAAAACCAACCACCGACCAAGCGGAACCATGTGCGCCACCTGTGCGGTTTTTTTTGGCTAGCTTAAATCGGTTTTGGTTACAAGCAATAATCAGCAGGATTGCGACCGCTGAGCTGTATTTGCAGCTTGAGTCGGCGCAGGTAGAGCGCGTCTATGTTTGTGTGTTTCCAGCTTGATTCGCCAAAAAGTCTCACGGCAGTAGTTACCAATGCGCCACGAAACGCCAAGCCTTTCGACCGGATACCAGCTTGCAGGGTATCGTCAGCAGTGCGCTTGTCGCAACAGTGTGAAGTGTACGCCCAGTCGTGGAACAGGAAAAAATCAATGACACGCATGTCGAATGGCGTGAATGTTGTTTGCCAAAATGCAGCGGGAATACTGCCCCCATTGAACCAAAACCCCGCTGGAATTGTGTACGTTTTTCCGTTGCTTGCTTCAACAGAAAAATCCTCGACTAAATCACATCCCTGCTCGTCAGGGTACAGTTTGCAATCAGCGGGGGTCAGAATCGGGCGCATTTAATATCTTGTCAGCAGCTTCTAGCTCGGCTTTAACTTTTGGGTTTGTCGAAACTTTCGCGCCGATGGCTACCAGTTTTTTTATCCAAGCAAAAATCTTTTTCATTTCTCACCTTCTCGCGTCACGATGAACAATCGCTTAAGCCAGCCCTTTCCGTACACATCAAAGCCTCGCGTCCCTGTGTACCTGAGCGCCCTGCCAGCCATAAATAACGCAGCAGTCTCACTACCGGACTTGCGTGCAGCGGCAAGCGTTACAGCGCCGATCAAGCCGTCTTGCTTCACACCAAGCGCAGCCTGCAAAAGTTTCTTTGCTGCATCGCTTCCCTGATTTACGGCGCAATCAAAAACATACAGGCTCAAAGGGTATGGCAACTGATCGCACTTGCAGTTATTCCAATACCCCGAACGGTAAATGTTTTCCGCGACTTCAAGCGGCAGCTTTTGCATTTCGCCCGCATAGCCAAACGCCCTAGCCACTTTTTCCGTGATTCCGTATTGCGTTTTCCCGCCGCTATCGCGAGGATCATCCGAGTACCCGCCCTCAAGCTTTAACACGACTTCCAGTGCACGTGGAAAATCGTCCTTGATCGCTTGTCCGTTGCTCATAACGCGCCCGTTTTGTTTTTGATGACTTTTTCCAGCACTCTCTCAAAAAAGAAAAGCGAGCGCGTACCCATGTGACCAGAAACAGCCACAAGCGCTGCGGTTAAAATCTGAGGGAACTCCGACAATTCACACAGATAAAAAGTAACGATGCCAACAAACGCTGAAATAACCACTTCACCAATCAGCTCTACGATATTATGCGCTTTAGCTTCGCCTCGCTTTAAGCGCTGGATAAAGTTTACAACGCCGCCCCAGACGGAAAGCAACAAAACCCAAGCATAAGTAACAACAGAATACCCCAGCGGGTCTTTGTCGATCATTTTCATCTCTCCCCCGCTTGCGCGTCTAATTATGCCGCCGATGAAGCTGGCACGACCTGAAGATAAAGCGGGTACGCTGGCTCATCAGCATTCACCGCTGAAACTGCATCCCAGATCAAACCAGTCGGGTAGTTTTCTCCAGCGCCAATAAGTTTTATCAGTTGCCTACCTGCGCCGCAGGGCGCGTCCACTAATTCAAAATCCACGCCATTATGAATTGACAACCCAGAATAGTGAACACCGTTGAAAAGAAAAGGTACTGTGATATTGATTGCGTTCATTTTGTTTTTACCTCTGTTAAAAATTAAGTTGTCTACACTGTAGTTCCGATCAGCTTAAACTCATCTAAATTAGTCCTTTTTATTTTCACAAAATCACCCTGCGCTAAAACTAGACTACCCCCTTTAGGCGGGATAATCGTCACACCACTACCAGCAACAATAGTCAGTCCACCCGCGCCTCGCGCTTCAATTTCATACGCTGCATTTTCCGGTATTGCAGCGGTCGCGTTCGGCTGCACGGTTAAAGTTACGGCAGAAGCGTTGGAGAAATAATTGTAGGTTCCGTTGATCAAATCCGCGAGGTTGTATGTCGTTGAATTTTGTTCAAATACACGCGAGTTTGCCGCTCCATCTGTCAAAGACAAAACACCGAAAGTCCCATTGTGAACTATGAACGCATCGAATGCCCCGTATGCACCGGCACCATAAACATTTCCGTCAATCGTTATATCGTATGCTGAATATGCCGTGAGTATTTTTTTTAAGCCCTGCGTCAAAGTATTATAGACCGGCGTAACCGTACAATCAGAAGTTCCAGCAATAAAAACCCACGATGCGGCGGCACTTTCTTCCTCTGTCATTGTGTAAGTAGAACCCGCTCCGGTGTTGATAAACGCGATATTCCGCGCCGCAAGTGTTTGTCCTTGAAGTTTCCAAATCGCATCCGTTAGCGGATCATTAGTTGCCACAGCGGTGTTTGTCGGCGTGCCTGATGGCAATAACCACGGATAAACCGTCGGCAATAAAACGCGCTCAATAAATACAGTCGAATAAATCTCACCTGCACCAGTGGATGCAGCAGAACCAAGCCCATATCCTGTTCTTGTAACGCTGCATTTATGACGCAACTCCAAAACGGTTGTTGTTGATAGAGTTAAGTGCTGAACAATTACGCTTTTTGTGCAGACAGGATTACTTGTGCTCAGGCTATTGTCAGTGGTGTTTTCGCTTGTGCCAACAATTAAATTTCCTGTATCGCCGCTCACACCAAACAACACGGCTTGGTGCAAATTAACATCAAACCCAGGTGCTTGTGCGTTAACAATATAAGTGCCTGCTGGCAAGGTTATCCGATTGTTGCTTAATGAAGCGCCGGAAATTGTGTTAGTCAGTATTGTATTAAGTGTGCGAGTCTGCCAACTGCCTGCGGAAAAAGTCCCGCCGTGAACGCCGTTTGGCTTTGAATCTACAACGGAAAAAATCTGTCTCGGCGAAGTGGTTGAGCTTACACCACGCGCCGGATTGTTTAGCACAAACTTATCTAATGCAGAATCGTAGGACAAAATTAAATGAAAACCCAAGCCGGAAATATCACCAATTTCCAGCGGATTATTTGAACCTTTCACAATCGGCTTTACACCTAAGCCATCGGGGTTAAATGTCGGGGTAGTGGTAGTGTTCGCCGTGTTGCAACGCACAATCATCAACCTGCCGTCTGTCAACTGATCGGTAGCAGGAAAAAAAGTAGCGGTAATTGCATCACTTGTACCGCCTGCAACCGCGTACATGATTGCAGTATTTCTCACAGCTTGCTCGATATAATCGGCAAGCGTAGCAACAGCAACGCTATCGGCAATGTTGTTTGTCTGAGAGTCTGCAACATACTGAGCAAGCGCGGCAGAAATCGTTGACACTTGCAGAAGCACTTTATTTTCTAGCTCGTTTCGCGCAATGCCGACTTGATGCCCGCCTGTTCTCTGAGCGTCAGCCGTGTATGCTGCTTGGTCGAGAATATCCCCACCAGTAGCGCTTGCGCCAAATTGTAAAATCTCATTCGTTGCCATAATCAAACCCCGTTATATGTGATGCCTACGCCCGCAATTTTCACAGGAATCAAATCGTTCTCTATGAGCGCAATCCCGAAAGCATCAAAATCTGAAATAGTGTAATTCAACACCATGCTCATGTCTAAGTTATCCGTGATAGTAATGACTTTTGACGGAAAAGCCGCATCAAAAATTGCATAAATATCGTCGGTAGTTCTACGCCTAATGTTCGCCTGTATTTTCGCTTTGATGATCCGGCGATAATAATCATCAGGCAAATCATGTAAAGCGGTTCCTGCACTGTGTTCGCCGCGCCAGATACCAGCATCCCATCCCGTTGGGATAGAAACTTGCCACGAAAAATATACATCGGAAATCGGCAGGGGAACCCGTCTGGAAACGCCAACCCACAACCCAATCCAATCAAGCTGAACACCCCTAGAAGTTTC